ACTAGAAACATAACCACGATATACTCTCTTAAATGTCTTAGTTCCTGTAACTGTTCCTGAACTGGAAAGTGTAAAGTCTTCTGAAATTTCTTCAAAATTTTCATCAAGACCTATAATAGTTACGACTTTACCATTATCATCCGCACCGACTTGTGCTCCTACAAGAACTCCAGCAGTATCAAACGCACTCCAAGGATAAAGTGTATCTCCCTTATCCCATATAGATGCAGTTGTATTGATTGATTGTGAAGGAGTTGCACCGAACTTGTGAATTTGTGATGCACCTCGTGTCTTACCGCGAGAAACATTTAGGTTAAATTCTTCATCCCAAATATAATTCCTAAATCCCATCAGTCACTCCAACTTAATCTTTCTGGTTGATATCTCTGTGCGTTTTTGATTCTAGAAGTATTTACTTGACCAGGATAAACATTATGAACAATGGCACCAGGATATTCTCCCTGAATCTGTTCTGCGAGTTCATTCTTAGAAATCATTGCACCTTCTACTTCTAGACGATACATCTTTCCTTCCCAGACAACATCGGCAAAGAAGGACTCTTGTGCCTGTTCTGGTTGTGAGGAACCACCTACATTTAGGGTTCCGTTAAAATCACCATTGATGGTGATGCTTTCGGATAAAAATTCTTGAAAACTTTTCATTGATCAACACTTCCAACGACGGCGGGCTTTGCAAATTGCTTTATCTGGGTCTTTTGAGCAATCGATGTTATGCATATCTTTTTGACCCTCAGAACGAGCGCAGAATGATTTTCTGCGCTTAGCATCTTTACTGCCTGGTTTTGGATCTCCAGTTACAGCAGTCTTAAGTTTGGAACCTGGGTTCTCGCGACGATATGCTTTGACTGCTGCTGGACTCATACCATCAGTTTTATCTGACTTGTTGACTTTCTGCCAATCTTCCATTACTCGATCAAAGATTGGTCGTGAGTTGGCATTTCTAATCTCTTCGCTCGATGCTGTTGCATCAGAAACATTAACTTCTTTAACTCTTGAATTGTTTTTTCCTGGTCCTTCTGGGGGCCAGTTTGGTGACTGTTCTGCAAGTTCTGCTCTCCAGTTCGATACTTCGTGATGCGCTAACTGAAGTTTCTTCTCGCTATCTTTTTTCGCCAAAGGTAAATTGACTCCACCACCCATTCTCTGTAGTGCAGCACCTGCTGCACCTTTTTCGCCGCCAGTGCCCTTATCCATAAGATTTCTAATCTTATTCATCTTCTGGAGTTTTTTGTGGGCACCAGGATTAATATCCATGCTTGGGTTACCTTCTTGAACCTGAATGACAGGTTTAGATGGTTTTAGGGGTTCAGGTTTAATTAAGTCAATGAATTCTATAAACGAATTTCCATTCGCATCTTCAATAGAAACGGACTCTTTTTTCACGCAGCGATTGTAAGTTTTACCAAACAATTTCTGAGTCCCTTTCTTTTCATAACCTTTCCAACATTTTTTGGATCCCTCTTTTAGAGTTCCCTCTAAACACTGGCATGGATCGCAGTTGCAGATAGGGCAACTTTGCTCATCCATGTAACCAGCAGCGGCATCCGTATTATGTTCAGTATCTGTAATTTTTGCTTGAACCCAAGCAGGAATATTTTTTTCTTTCTTACCTAAAGCTTTTTTTAGTTTAGCGATGTTCCTCTCAGATTTTTTTAACTGAGATTGAGCCATTGAAACTTCGTGATCTTTTTCTTCGTTAGTGCTATTTCCCCAGTTAGCAGCACCAACTTTGCGACACTTTACTAGAGCTCCAGAAGCATAAGCACTTGGCCAAACTTTATAGCGCGATTTGACCTTGTGGTAGCAGGCATCTTTTGTTCCGCTGCCTTTGCCTGGTTTATCTTTTACTTCTTGAAGATCCATGTCGCCATCAGGTGTGTAATCAGTTTTGACGTATGTGGGTTTTGCCGCTCCAGATTTATCTGGTTGACCAGGATCTTTGCGACGTTTTCTTGCTTGTGCAGCAAGTCTCTCCTTTTTACTCATTGATGCACGCTTTGCAGATGATACGCACTTTGGAGTAGCGGTTTCCCCCTTCTCCCTAGCACATGCATCTCCGTCTACGACATCAACCCAACCAGATTTTCCGTCCTTAGATTTTGATTGTCCGAACCACTTTCGCAGTCCTTCCTCATTCACATCAGACATTTGTTTATGATTCTGGTGTATTATTATTTAGGAATCCTTGTTTTAGTAATTTAGATAATTCTGAGGTAGATCCTACAAATAATGCGTTATTAGTTACGTTATTTGTAGTTGATTTAGTTGTTTCATCCTCAATATCTTTTATCTTTTTCTGAAGTTCCATCAACTTATCTGTTGTATCAGCAACGTTTTTGATAAGTTGACCAGCGACTTCATATGATCTTGGACTGGCACCTTCTCCCGCCAATTCCATGATTCCATTAATTGCTTCCTGACCTTTTTCAATCAGAGAGTACAAATTTGCTCTGGTATATTCATAGTCTTTTTTAATATCATCACCTGCAGGTTTGACAATCTCTGTCTTTTTAGCAGGTGGTTTTTGAATATTTGACTCGGTATTCAGAGCAAGATCTAGACTTTCAAATTCATCCGACATAACTTATCAATCAAAGGTCAGCGTCTTGGCCAATGTTATAACTTCTACCATCTGTGAAGAATTCAAATCCTTCAGAGAATCCAAAGTCATCTTGTGGACCTATTAGTGCATCATCTACAGTATTAATTACGCCATCATTATTCTTATCTTCTTTCGCTTTAGGAGTTACTGTATATCTCATCTCCCTCTTAGCGGTGATAGGATCAGTATTTGTATAAGTATCAACTTGTACCTTCCTGATAAGACCGTCAGAATTATCGCTGACCTTACCAAACAGATAAGTTTTGGCAGTAAATGAAAGGGTATAAATTAGTGCTCTTCTTGTAGTGAAATCGCCTTCATAATCGTCTACAAAAGAAACACTATTCAGTACAATAGGAGTATCTCTCTTCTCTCCAATAGAACTTACTAGATCAATAGTAACATTCAGTGCTGGTTGAAAATAAGGTAAAATCTGCTCGACAATTTGTAGAGCATCGTCATTCAATTTACAGTAAATGTTTAGTTCAAAACCTATATTATAAGGAACAGGCATGAAAACCTTTCTAAGATTTTCTCCCTCTAATGCCTTGAAAGTCTGACTAACACCAGTCTTTCTAGATGGATCATACTGAAGAGATGTCATCTCAAATGACATTCTTGGTAGTGTAATCGCAACAGACTTATTCAACTCAGACTGCTGAGTCAATCTTGCTAGAAACTTTTGCCTTGGCGCATATGCCAAAGGAACTCTCATCTCATCAATGACGTTCTGATCATCTTTATCATAGTGCTTAATTGAAACGTTATTAAATAGCGTTCCAAAAGATATGATAGTTTTACGAATAATTTCGTGGTAATAATGGCTTCCTAGCATTAGTAATTTCCAAAGGGATTTTTCTCAGTAAAGTCTAAAATTTGATCAGCTTCAAATTCTATCTCGTCATTTTGCTCATAATCATCAATATTTGCGACAGATGCAATCTTAGGTACATCTCTCTTGTTTATGTAGTAATCGACAACATATATAGCGGATGAAGAAGATCCAACAACTCGCTCTCCATCTAGGAAAGTGCCATTTTCGATCGAAATTTGTAAAATTCCCTCTTCGCCGTCCCAACGCTTAACTCTTGCCGTTGCACCAGATGTCGAACCAGTAATAACTTCATTAAACCAGAATGTACCAATACCAGCAGCAATTGGAGCATCTCCAATAGTTACAACTGGAGGAGTTAAGTAACCCGATCCTGGATTAATTATTTTTACACTATCTATTCTATTATCAATTTCATTTAATACAACTTCTCCGATTGCTGTTGTAAATCCAGTAGCGAAATCTCTATCGGTCACGGTATTTGATATCGATACAATTGAAGGTTCTGTATAACCAACACCAGTCTTAGTTAGAGTTATTGAAATAACTGTTCCTGCAACACCAACACTTCCATAACCCTCTGGAGTTTGTCCTAATGGGGCAGATATGCTAACAGTTGGATTGGAAATGTATCCTATTCCTCTATCTGTTATTTCAACTTCGCTGAGTTTGCCATCTCCATTTATCTTGGATATTGCAGTAGCAGTAAATTGAGTTGCTACACCAGTTGGTGCTGAAAGAGTAACTCCTGGAGAAGTTAGATAACCATATCCAGCATAAGTCAAGGTGATATCAGTAACGATTCCAGAACTTACACTTGCAATTCCAGTTGCAACAAAGTCTGATGGTGTTCCGATTGGGGGATCAATAACCGCAGATACAATTGAAGTTATAATACCAGATAATGTTGTTGATGAATTATCAATAGAAGTTACTACACCATTTGTTATTGAGCATCCAATACTGATTGAGTTTAGATTACCAATTGCATCGTTCTCAAAATCATCAAATAGTACTGTATTTGAATCTGCCGTTGGCATTGATGCTGGTGCAGTAGAAGATGCAGTTCCTGCATCAACTGTTCCGAAAATACCATCAACAATGATTCCGCTATTCAAATCATTTTGAATTACTGGAGGAGTTACATCTGCATTAGTAACAATATCAACTTCTCCTCCCCCAGCAGCAAAGAAAGTTGTTACTGGTAAACCACCATCAACTTGTAGAGATAGACTTTGATCGAAATTTGGAAGTATTTCTGATTGAATATAAATCCAGTGCCATTGATCATCTCTGACATCTAATCCAGTAAAATCGTAAGTTAGATAATCTGTATTAACTCCTACCTTATCCGTACCTAAACCAATTTCAACATAACCATCGTCATTAATTCTGAGATCTACTTGAGTAGATTTGCTTCCATTGGATAACTTATTAAATTCAATGAACGTTGACAGACCAGGTAACGAACTTGGAATCTTAGCTGCAAGTTGAATGGCACCGCTATAACCAATTGATGTAGTTGACGCAGTTCCTAGATACGTAATATTTCTATTTGGATCTGCATTAACAATCTTCCATGCGTTAGACCCAAAGTAAGAATCTGCTATGTATGCTGGAGATAGAGATAAGAAATCGATAGTTAATGTTGGAGGTGCTAAGTAATATCTGCCGCCACTTTGTAGAGTATATGAGAATGTAGATATACCCCCAGAAGATGATAGTGTTGTATTTGCAGTAGCAGTTGATGCAATTCCTGTTGGATTATCAAAAGTTACTGTTGGGGCAGTTAGATAGTATCTTCCAGAAGATGCAATCGAAACACTAGAAATTTGTTCGCCGTATAGAGATCCTCCAACTGCTGTTGCTGTAGCAGTTGCTGCTGCGCCTGTTGGAGCACTAAACGTCAGTGTTGGGGCGACACTGTGTCCAATTCCAGCATTAACAATAGATAAGGTTGATAGTTGATCGTTTGCTGCTACAGCAGTTACTGAACCCGTTACAAAACCAACTGGATTTGGAGAACTAAATGTAACTCCTATCGCTAGTTTTGGAGAATAGTTTGTTCCTCCATCAGTAATTACTGCTCTATCAACGGCATTGTTAATGATGACAGTAGTTGCTGCTGCTCCAGTAAAAGTGGGACCACTGAAAGTTATAGAAGGTATTCCAGTATATCCTTCTCCTCTATTAATGATTACTCCCCTAGAAACACCCTTCCTATACAACTCAATAGAACAGGTAGCTGCTGCACCTACACCTCCCCCTCCAGTAATTGTTACAGTAGGTGTATGTCTATAACCGTAACCAGCATCAGTTAAAACAATTTCTTTGAGAGATCTAACTCCCCCAATAGAAGTTGTGATAGCAACTGCTTTTGCCGTTCTTCCGTATTGTGGTGCCGCTTCAAAAGTTACCGTTGGAGTTGATGTATAATTATAACCATCATTATTAATGTATACTGTTCTTACATATCCAGTATTAATATCTGCACCAACTGCTGCAGTTTCACCATAACCAACCATCTTGAGTGTTATAATCTCGCCAACATTTTCAAGTGCTCTGTCAACCTCAGGTATACCAACATCAAGAACTTCATTCTCATATTCAAAGAGTTCGCAATTAAGTTCGTAGGTATAACCTCTTCCTAACTGATAGAATGGTTTTTCGTGCTCTACAAACTTAACTTCGAAAAACTTTTCGCTAAGAGGGAAATAAATTATATCTCCTTCTCTAGGTCTTAGTGCAACTTCAATTTCATATGGATCTTCATCCTGAATGAATGCGCCAATATACTCTTCATACCTCTCTCTTGAAATAACAAGATTTATTTCATCTTTCAGTTGCATACCGAACTTACTAAGGATGTCTCCGCCCCCAGTATGCCCCTCATACGTGTTTAAATATGCCTCTATGATATATGCGTTATCGAACTTAGAAGACTGCACCTCTGCGAGGATTTCATCCCTGTTTACGATTTTTCTTGGAATGTATACGACCTCAATACCATACATTCTCAACTGTTCATTGATCAAGTCTTGAACTAGTCGCTGTTCCGAAGAGGATCCGTGGAGAAAGAATGGATTAAGTGCCATTATCCAATAAAGTCGTAGGGTGGTAATTCATGCTCTAGAGCCATGATCTGTTTTAATTCTTTTAATTCATTTTCGGCATCCTGGTAAATTTCTCTCCCATTCATCTCAATTCCACCAGGAAGTTTTACACCCCTAAATTTAATTAAATTTTGTCCCCATTGTCTCTTTATCAATGAAGTAAGATACTTCTTGATAAATGAATCATTATATACCTTTGCAAAATCTGCGGGATCCAATGCTCTATAGCAGTCAATAACCAAGAAATTTCCTGCAGTCTGCTGACCCCAGTCAATGTCAAGATACATTCTATTTTGTCTCTTATTAAATCTTATTTGCTTATCTGTTGTTAATAAGAAATCAATATCTTCCAAATAAGTTTTGGTCATTGCATATTGCATCAACTCAACCGAATTGAAGTAATATAAATCATTCAAAAATAGTTGATATTTAATACTGAACATTCCACCAGAGATAGTGCTGGTGTCAAACTTCCATACCTTTTCAATTCCAATTACAGAATCTGGAACTTGAATATAATTAGAATTTTCGTAGAAATTAAAAGTAGTCGAACCGTAACCAGGAATTGATGAAGTTCCAGTTGTGGTTACGATCCCAACCCCATTAGTATTTTTTGCTTTTCCTCTATCAATATCATCTTGAGTAATCTCATACTTGAGATACATTCTTTCAACGCCGTCAAAATGACGTTCGTTGTAATATTGAATGGCATCATCTACCAGATCATCGATTTGTTCATCATCAACATTAATTTCCAGCACAGGAGCGCCTAATCTTCTCAAGCAATAATCGATTAATTCCTGGCGTGTTGATGGTTTTGCCATTAAACCTCTCCCTCAGCTGGCTGAGTTGATACATTAGTCTCAGCACTATTTATTTTCTTTTTCCTTGCTACCTTAGGTTTTGGTTCTGGTGCGGCAACCAAACCAAAGTGTAATTCATCTTGTGTTCTTTCTTCTTCAAGGAGTCTTTGTTTCTCCTTTTCTTCCGCCAACCTATTCAGTTCTGCCGTTTTTAATTCGACAATAATAGACTTGTGTTTCTCTAATTCAGCAATCAGATCATTTATCTGCTTGTTAAGGACATCAATCTGATGATTTGATGCCCTTACTCTTGCTTCTAATGCGATTGTCTGACTAAGCAATTCAGAAGATTTCTGCTGGTAGGTTCCCAGCAGAATCTGATAATCAACTTCAGATGACATAATCTAAATCTTATCTAACTAGTAACCCTATTTATAGGATCAGAAGGCACCCCCGTCAACGGTAATATTCTCAAGGATTCTTGAGGTTCCGTTGTGTCTGATTACCTGAGACTGTCCAGCAGCATCATTGATCCAAAGTCCGCCGAATTCAACATCAGCATATGCGACTTCAGTCATGACATTTGCAGATTCGGTTACAGAAGATGCGATTGCAACTCTGTTTACCGACTCATCCCAATAAACTGCAGCAACCTTGGCAGATGTTGTGTAATAGTGCAACATCAGACCAATGTCATAGTTTTGATCTACAGTTGGAGGAACAAGATCCCCGCCGCTGTTTACTAGACCAAGTTCGATGACGGGATCTTCAACCTTCAGTGCCTCAGTATTGACGATTGTCTGAGTACCTAGAACTGTGATATCGCCTGTAACAGTAATACTACTTGCAAAACTTACGTTACCAGTAGTGTTAGAGATGGTCATGGCATCGCTGCCATCAGATGCTCTAATATTACCAATCTCAGCAATTGGTACAGTCAGTGTTGTGGAGTCTGCATTATATTTGATGTCTGGAGCAACATATGCAGTTTGTCCAGTACTAGTTGTCGATGCCTCAGAGAATATTAGGAATCTGTCAGTAGTATCAGCAACGCTACTAACATCAACTGTGTTTGCTCTTGTAGCAGTTGAAATGGAACCAGTAATCGATCCAAAGATCGCTCCAGTTACGATGAGATCATCTTCAACTCTAACACTAGAAGATGCAGGACCTGCTCTGAGAACTAGATTTCCAGCTTCGGTACTAATAGTTTGATCATCAAGAGTGCCAATGCCGACATTACCGATAATTGCACCTTCTTGCCCTGCAGCAAGTCTAAGACCAGTGTTGAAAGTTGCGATCCCAGTAATACTTGTCTGAGAATCGATATCAATAGTATTAGTAGCAGAATTAAGTTTTAAGTTGCCTGCAGTAGACTCAATCTGAGTTGTACTATTAACACCAATATTTACATTGGAAATTCTACCTGTACCTGCTACATCAAGATTACCTTCAATATCAGCAGCAGAAGTTACAATTAGAGTTCCATCAACATTAACTCTAGTATCAGCAGCAGAGAGGAATAAAGAACCAGAACTAGTATCAATGGTTCTTTCGGAAGTCATGCCAACTTTTACATTAGCAGCATTTTGACCTCCAACTGCGGTGATAATACCAGAAAAACTACCGTTTAACCATTGCTTACCTGCAGTATTATCACCAATATTATAAGTTCCATCAATTTCAGGGAGAAGATCTCCTTGAATATCGGCATTGATGGTAATAATATCGGTTTCAGCATTACCGAGACCAACATTACCGTTAATATTTGTAGCACCTTGAAGTGTTGTTGTGCCACTTACACTTAGAGCAGCACCAACATATGCGTTTTGTGCAACAGATAAACCACCCTTAATGTCAACTGCACCTGTTCCTAGAGCAGTTGTATTTTCTGCACTTGAAAATGTTGTAACGCCTGCAATAGAAGCACCTGCGCCAACATATAGATT